ATGCCGCGCGAAGATATTGTTGCTGCTTTGCATAAGAAAGGATGGTCTTTGCGTGCTCTGTCTCAATTTCATGGATTGAAGCCAACAACGTTAAATAACGCCCTGAATGGACCTTACGATAGGGGTGAAAAAATCATAGCCGAAACCTTGGGGATTGATGTTTGCGACATATGGCCTTCTAGAGTTGCTCGACGAGAACGTAAAAGAGTTGTTCAGCAGTTGTTAGAGGGTATTTGATATGTGGTATCTGGTTAAGGATTTGGTCGGAATTCCTGGCATGCCAGGAACAGAACAAAACGTTCGCCTTAGTTTGAACAAACTAGCAAAGGATGATCAAAAGCGTAAGCGTCAAGGTACAAAGGCTTTTGAATACCACATCGACTGCTTGCCAGCAGAAACTCGCATGGCTTTGATGCAGCAAATTGCCAAAGAAGAAGCGGACAAGTCTCAATCTGCCGAAACTCGTGAAATGTCTAGCGCAGAGCTTTGGTATGAGTTCGACCTAGCGACTGACAAGCAAAAAGAAAGAGCGACGGTAGCTCATGAGTTATGTGTTCGTGTGCGCACCTATGTGGACGATGGAATGAACCAAAGAGAGGCGATGCGTAAAGTTGCCGATGAAGCTGGTTGCTCCTTTGGTCGCATTCATCGCTACTTCTACAACTCCCCTGGTTTGCGCATTAATCGCATCCCAAAGAACGACTGGCTTCCAGCGTTGCTTGATGGTCGAGGTGGTGCAACTCGCACTGCTGACATGCCGGATGAGGCATGGGAATTATTCAAAGCGGACTATCTTCGTCCTGAAATGAAGTCCGGTACATTCACGGAAGTTTATCGTCGCTTGAGTCGTATCGCAGAAGCTCGCGGTTGGGAACTGCCATGTCTAGGCACTTTTAAAAACCGTGTAAAGCGAGACATTCCAAAAGAGCTTGTTTTACTCAAGCGCTTTGGTCTTGCTGAGTTCCAGCAAACCGTTATTCCAGCTCAGCGTCGCTCTCGTAAGGGGTTGCACGCCATGCAAGTTGTCGCTGGAGATGGTCACAAATGTCGCGTGTTCTGTAAGCGAAACGGCAAAGTGTTCCGTCCGGTGATTTGGGCCTTCATTGATGTGTACAGCTCGATGATTGTTGGTTACAGCGTTGATATTAGCGAAAACACAGAAATGCTTGGTTTGGCTGTTTACAACATGGTGAGTAAATATCACGCCCCTACGCAGTACATCTTTGACCGAGGCAGTGTCTTGCTGAGTGAAGCGATGACTGGGCGTATGTCTCGACCTAAGCGTGACGGCAGTGGAAAACTCGTACACAAGAAATTCGATGCTTACGAGATTGAAGGTGCATTAACTGCGATGGGCTCAACAGTTAACTGGATTCGTCGTTACGATGACAATGAAGGTTCAAAAGGTAACTCTCGTGCGAACCCTATTGAGCGCCTCTGGCACTCCAAAGGTGGCTTTGGTCAGTTTGAGCGTGAGCCTGTTTTTGATGAGGCATACACGGGCGCAAACATTGACGACAAGCCAGCGAACTACAACGAAAACAACGCCGTGGATTACGACGTATTTCTAGAGCATCTCGACGCATGGATTCACCGTTGGAATCATGAAGAAGGTCGTCGCACTGAGATGGCAAAAAGCCGGAAGCTGAGTTACGCGCAAGTGTTTAAAGAGAGTTACGAGCAATCAGAAATACCTAAACCAACACAAGAGCAGTTAGCGCTTTGTTTGCTGAGAACTCGTAAAGCCGTAAAGGTTCACGAAGGTGGCTTGGTTGACCTCAACGCTGGCGATTACTCCAACCATGAAACGAACCGCTACCGTTCTCCACTTCTTTTTGAGTACGTAGGTTCAAAGGTCATGTTGCGCTTCAATCCTTACGACTTAACTCAGTACGTACTGGCCTACTCAGAAGATGGGCGTTTTATCGGGAAAATCCCGCTTTATGGTGATGTGGCAGTTAATGACTTGAGCGCACCACGACATAAGCGCCTGATGGAAGAGAGTGAAGTGGAGCGCGTTGAAAATATCGCTTCAGTCATGATCACCAAAACCGTTGATGACCTCGTTGAAGCTTACGCACCAAAAGAACACGAGAAAACAGATATTGGTGGTCCAGTACCTGGCATTACGAAGATGGTGCCAAGCATGCCGAGAACACTTGATGACTTTAGTGATTTCGATATGGGAGAAAAAACAAAACGCGCCGTTGGTCATGACGCGTCCTGGGATGCTGATGATGATTACTTCAACGATGATATGACCCGAGTAATACAGCAGCAATTTGGAAAGAATACGGAGTAAAGAATGAATGATGTAATTGAGCGTGTCAAGCTGGCTCGACTTGAGCACGGTCTGACACAACGAGCGATTGCTCGCGAATCAGGGGTTAACGAAGGCTCACTCAGTGCGTTGTTAAAGCATGGCACTTGCGCTGGTGATGAGCAGAGTTATATCAAGAAACTTGAAATGTGGCTTAACAATCGAGACCACCAGCAGGAAACAAGAAGCACACTTGCTTCCCCTGCATTCTTAGAGCTGCCAACTGCTAAGCGCATTATGAACCTGATGTCGATTGCGCAGAACCTGTCTTCTTGGAGCATGGTGTACGAAGGTGCTGGCGTTGGTAAGACGAAAGCGGCTGAAGAGTACCAACGTACACACAACAATGTTTGGATTGTGACCGCATCACCGTTTTGTAAAACATCAGCCTATGTGATTGGCGAGCTGGCTGAGCAGCTAGGTGTTCGTGGATGCCGCACGATTGCCACTCAAACCAAGGCGGTCGCTAAAGAGCTTGTAGGTCGTAACGGCCTTGTGATTATCGACGAGGCGCAATACCTCAGTGACGACACGTTGAACGGTATTCGTATTCTGATTGAAGGTAAGGCTGGCGGCATGCTGCTTGGTAACGATGTGGTCCGTACTCGTATGACGGCGACACGTTCAAAAGTGAACATGAAAGCGTTTTGGTCACGCGTGATTAGTCCAGCAATGATTAAACATCCAGTGCCTGACGACATTGATATGTTTGTGCGCGCTTGGGGAGTAACAGATGCCGAGATTCTTCGCTACGCACAGCGCATCACTCCGCAAACAGAAGGTCAACTTCGTAGTCTCGATAACATCCTAAAACTTGCATCATCGAGAGCGTTGTCATCAGGTGAGCCGCTTAATGTTGAACACGTTAAACGCGCCCACCTGAAACTAGCAGAGAACTTGAGAGGTTAGCATGTTGGAAGTTGAAAAAGTGATGGCTTATATGAAAGCAAATCCCGACGCTTGGTTTGATTCCAATGAAATCAAAAAAGCCATCGGTTCAAAAGCGAGTACGAAAAAGATGGCATGCGTATTGGTGTATTTATCAGACATTGGTGGACTTGATATTCAACGTAAGCCAGGTCGTCCCCATACGTATCATTACAAGGATGATGTTGATTGTGTTGGGGTTTGTGGACGATGTGTTAGCAAAGTCGAGAAACGCGTTTTAGTTGATGGTATTTGCAATGCTTGTCGTCGAGGTCGCTCTGCCAATGCAGCATCAGTTGGCGAAACGAGTGACTGGCGAACAGCGCGAGATAAGTCATTTACTGCAATATTACGCCTTCCATTTGGGCTTCCAACTGGCGCTTATGAACGAATTGTACGAGGTAACAAATTATGTCTTTAGCAGAGCAAGTGGTGGTTCTTGGAGGCTCTTGGGTTGAACAACGCAAGCAAATGGGCCGCTCTGAAATTTTGGTTTGTGAGCGTCCATTATCTCTCGATAAAGAAGCCGTACGCGCAGAGATTGGTGACGCAAAGCCGTTTGATATTTATCAAGTTAAGAATGGCATTGGAACGCTCATGAATGCACTACGAATCGGGCGCAGCTTGATCGTTTGGCAAGTTCAATCAACACATTAATTCAAATCAATAAAGGAACATAAACACATGGCAACAACAGCAAGTCGTAACAAGTACCGCACGCATGCAACTGATGCAGCAAAATCGGAACGTAAAGGGGATTATCAAGCTGCGGCTTGTCATTGGAAAACAGCAGCTATCTACGCTCCGAATGCAACCGAATCGAATTGGGTAGCTGCACGTATCGATTTTTGTGAAACACGTAATCATGAGGAAATTGTCGCATGACTGAACAAAAAGCCCCAAAAGGTATGCGTTTAAACAAAGATGGCAATCCAGTTCCAGAGCGCATTATCGACCCTTACAAAATTGAGCAAGATGACTTTGTGAATGCATTAATTGCCAAGGCAAGGGAGCAGCAAGCGCAACTCAGAGCGTTCAAAGAGCTCGCGTTTGGTGAGTGTGCTGCCTTTCTTGAACTGCTTGGTGAGAAGTACAGCGTGGAGCGTGGAGGCCGTAAAGGTAACGTGACCTTCACTAGCTACGATGGTCGTCGCCAAGTAATTGTTGCCATGCATGACAACATCACGTTTGGTCCAGAGCTGCAAATAGCAAAACAACTGATTGATGAGTACCTTCGCGGTCTGACCGAGGGAGCGAACGACGAACTTAAAGTCTTTGTGAATGACGTATTTGAAGTGGATAAGCAAGGCAAGCTGAACAAGCGCCGCATTCTTGATTTGCGTCAGTACAACATTGACCACCCATTGTGGCTTGAGGCGATGGCAGCAATTGCTGACTCAATCAGCATTGCATCAACTAAGCAATACATCCGATTCCGTGAGAAAGACGAGTACGGCAAGTTCCAAAACATTCCGCTAGATTTTGCGGCCCTTTAATTTAACGAAGAGATGATGACTATGACATTTACAGTTAAGAATGTTGTTTTACACGAATTACGCAATGAAGACGGTGAAGAGTTGCAACTGCATCTGAACAATGGCAAGGCTCCGTGTGGTTTGAACTCAGAGTTGCTGGTTCAGCAAATGAACGCCACGTTCACAAGCAAATCAAGCAATGGATTTGGTTACTTTGATGATGAGTTCGCTGACTCTGATGTCGCTTGTTATGCCGTTGACCACTTGGTGAAAGGTGATGCGTCGTTCCTGGCTATCTCAATCAAGCTAGCCGAGAAGCTTCATGAAGAATTTGTGAAGTATCCATTCGTCGATTCGGGTGTATTGGTCTTTGCTGAGTATGAGCTTCTTGGTGCTCACTATCTCATGATTGGTTTAGTGCCTAAAGTGCACTCGCTGACGGCTAGCTCTGAATTGAAACTGGCCGATGTGGATTATCTTGACGCAACTCACATGACCATTGCCGCGCGCATCGATATCAATGGTTTCATGGAAACGGATGTTGGTGAAGAGGCTCGTTACGTTTCATTCATGCGTATAGGCAACAAGCGTCGCATGAATGACTTCTTTATCGACTTTCTTGGTATCGATGTCGCTACCGAAGCTAAGGTGCACAGCACGGTGTTGGCGCAAGCCCTTGAGGATTACTTTACTGAATCAAACACTGGTGATGAAAATCGCTCGATGCTAGAGCGCACAGCGTATGCATACTGCGATGGTCAAATCAAACTGAAAGAAGACATCTCAATTAAAGAGTTGTCAGAAAGCATCAGTGATGGGTTTGAGCAAAACTTTGCTGATTACGTTAAAGAGCAAGGTTACGACTTGGATGAAGAGTTCCGAGGAGACCGTGGTTCACTACGCCGTCTTGTGAAAATTGCAGGTAACGGCGGTGGCGTCTCGATGTCGTTCGATGTGCAGCTGTTGAACGAGCGCGTGTTCTACGATGTAGAAACTGACACGTTAACGATTAAGGGCACGCCACCAGCGATGCGTGATTTGATGGTGCGTAAAGCTAAACAGGTGAAGTCATGAATAAATCTAAAAGCGTCTCAATGATGGCTGATAACTTATTGTCGTTGAGTGTTTCAGAAATGGCATTAACGCTGGAACGTATGCTTCCTGACTATCCTAGCGAAGTGAAAATGCTAGCAGAGCAAACACTGGAAAAGCTTCCAATGCCAAAGCGCACTGGCATGATGCCTGGCGAAATGACCCGCATTGCCACGCTTCGAGCTTTTAAACGCAGAGCCGAACGACTACTCGCAAAGAGTAAATAAACCCACTCAGTAAATAACACATTAAATACAGCGAGCAGAGCTCTAGAGCTTCACTGCTTTGGATTCGCTCGCTTTAAACATCGTTAAAACATTATTTAAACCGGATTTAAGGAATTAAAAATGGCGAGAAAAAATAACCTTGGCTGTGGCTATCAAGGTAGTCATTTTGGGGCGTGGTACGAAGATGCTTGTTGCAGTAATGGCTATCTGTGGGACTTGGATAGCGGTGGTGTTGATGATGCTGGTAATTCATATCTCGATCATGGTGGCGATATTCCTTGCCCTCACTGCAATGCGAAACAGTACGTTAAGTCTTATTTAGCGGATGATCTTTGTTCCGCTGGTTATGAATCACTTAGTCATCCATTGTCTCCAGAGACAATTAAAAATCCATTTAAGAAGTGGCCTTCAAATCGACGTCGCATGGGCCAACGTTATTGGCGCGCAGGTCGTCGTGAAGCAATTAAAGAAGCAATGTTGGAGGGTTAATAATGTCGTACACAGAGATTTTTTCTATTAGCGCGAGTCATTGTCATTCGCTTGGTGAAACAAAGAACGCTTGGCGTGGTGCTATGTATGTTTGGAATCAAATCGCTCAAAAATATTTTGGGTTGGATAGCTTTCCTTCGTTCGACGCTGATATGCAGAAGCGTGTTTGGAATGCCAATAACGAGCACCAACTTACTGACGCTGAAATCATTGTGCTCGCATCTACCATGGATCGCGTAGTTGTAAAAGCAGTGGACGTTCAGCGTTTGGTTGAAGCTTTTGAAGAATACGCTAAAGACCACCCTCACAGCTCTATTGGTGAGCAAGCTGAATTATTGAAAGCTTCTAGGTTATCACCAGAAGACCACATTGCGTGGTGTCAAACCTCAATAAGTGAGTTTCATTTTGAGCCTGTCTATCTTGAAGAAAACGATGAATACCGTTACCACAACTTGTCGGATGGTTGGGATTTGTTCGAGCAATTTGAACGTATTAAGGGAGCAGCATAATGTCTATAAAACAATTACGTGCAGCCATTGCGCCCTGCTGCGGTCTTGGCGCAAATCGTGAAGAGGTTGATGCGGCTTTGAATAGCGTATCCGCGCAGCTTAGTACGCAAGAGCAATTGCTTGTTGAGACGTTGAACATTCTTGAGCATTCGCTGAAAGCTATTCGCTTAGATGCTGTCACAGAAGAGCTTTTACAAAATCACTACGGTGCAATCAAAGCGATTCGAGATGCATTGAATTATCAAGAAGTGCTTGGGCTTCCTTGCTCGGTAAAATTTACCGCTGACACCTTGTCAGTTGGTGCATTAGGAATGCCTGTATTGGATGTTCCTTCTCGTCAATTCGCATGTGCAAATGTTCCGTCATCAAAATTTATCGATAAATTAAAAGAGTTAGCAGAGCAACCCTGTCAACTACTTTCACCTCTGTCGATGCCTGAGGTTGTAGTGTCTCAAATAGATCAAGTGATTCATGAGCTGTTCTCTACTTATTGGGTTGGTTCGTTGAGTTACGGTCCGATTAAGAGTCAACGTTCGCAGCTATATAAGAACTTAAAAGATCAACTTGCAGGTTATTGGACGGGGCACACTGCGTACTGGATATTGGTTAATGGTGGATTCATCGTTGATGGACCAAAAGGTACTGCAAAACAATTAACACGATTCGGTTCAATGTTTAAAGAAGAGATGGAGTCTATCAATGACACAGCACAAAAAACTCGTTCGCACCTTCAGTCGCAAGCACTACAGCAAACAGCCTCAATGGTGCCAGTGGCGCAAATCGAAAAAAGCGTCGAAGAACATGTAGCTCATTTCATCTCGTTAATTCGTACTATTCGAGTGAGTGACAAGCTGTTACCAAATGGCTATTGGATTCATCGTACGCGTCGCTGTCCTGTTCAATGTTGGCCTTGGTCTGCTGACGCATCCATAAAGAGCATCGAGCGCCGCATTCAAGCCGCCATTAAATCTCGCGAGTTCGCTAAGGCTCAACGTCTCGATAGCGTCAAGCAAGCACTGGTCTTTATTGAATCAAATCCAATTGAATTAGGAGCGATGGCATGAACGAATCACAAACTCATGAATTGAAAGCGGCAAACCTTAAAGCGATTGAATCTGAGAGCATGCAAAGTGAAGTGTACACAGACGATGAAATCATCCACATCATCGAGCAAGCACTAAAGCCAGCGAACCGTAATCGCCCTTGTATTTGCGGAAGTGGTAAGAAGTACAAGAAGTGCTGCCGTGGTGATCACTTGGTTAAGTTCAACCAATTCAAAAAGGAACACAGTCTATGACAGGACTTGAACGCCCGTTCGTTTCAGTCCACTCACGCTCTGACCTAGAGCGTGAGGTCGAGATGGCTGAAGCGCTAATGGCAAATGGACTGAGCCCATTCTTGGAGGATGTGACTCCAACCGAAGCGTATATCGAAGCGCTTAAATTTGTAATGAATCAGCAAGGGTCTAGTGTGCGAGCTGATTACGAAGACATGATGGAAGAGGTCTAATTACATGCTTGACAAACCAAAACTAAAAAAATACCTTAATACGGCACTGGCAAAATCCAGTGTCGGGATTGAGACCCCGTTATCAACAGGCGTGATAACGCCAGCTTAATGCTGGTTTTTTATTGCGTGATTCCACGCACCTAAAAATTATGGTGGGCTGGATGAGGCCGCGAAAGCGGGCCGTTCCTGTTGACGGTAGTCTCAACCTTGTTCAGTTCACCACCAGCAGATTGAGACCTCTTGGTGGTGATGTATAACATTGCAACAGGAGGCAGTTATGCCAAATCAAATTGTTATATCTAACCATGCTATTCCCCTTGATCACGAAAAGCGCGTAAATTTAAATGCGCTTCACCACCTAAGTGCGGCAAATGAAAATAAACGTCCGTCACAATGGCTTCGCCTTAAGTCAACTCAAGAACTTATTGATGCGTTAGACAATTCCCAGAGTGCATATCTGCACTCCGCTCTTAAGGTTATTAATGGTGGTGACAAACAAGGTTCATATGCTCATGAGCTTTTGGCTATTAGCTACGCAGGTTGGATTAGCCCTAAGTTCCAACTCCAAGTTAACCAAGCATTCATAGATTCCCACCAGCAGCCGCTCCTTCCTGATATTCCATTAGACCAAATGTTGATTGAAAAAGATAAATACATAGAACTTCTTGAAGTGCGAATTGCTTATCACGAGATGCTTGCGCGTGGACGCAAAGTTAACTTTGAAGAAGAGCAGCGAATTGTTTACTTGAGAGATAAAGGTTATGCGATTGCGGATATTGCCCGTTTAACAGGACGCTCCGATTCTAAGGTGCGTGATGTACTAAAAGGAGGTGTGTCATGCTAAAACCTCTAACACCAGCACAAGCTATTGAGCAAGCGGAAATGATACTAAGTGTTGTTGAGTCATTAGTGGGAAGCAAAGAAGATCTTCATGATGTTCGCGGTGACGAACTAGCGATGTTGCTCTCAATTGTTCGTGAAATTTTAACAAACGTCACTAAATAGTTTGCTACATAATATCTCTGTTCGATATGAGCCTCGCTAAGTGCGGGGCTTTTTGTTAAGTAATGGTCATTAAATCATTATTGATATTGTGGTTATAAAGAGAGAGTGATTGAATACCAATCTGTTAACTGATTAAGGAGTAAATTAATGTTTAAAAAAACCTGCATTTTGGTATCGATGATTGCATTATCTTCATCGGTATATGCATCTGGATTTGAGAATCAGAGGTCGCCTTCAATTGAGTACGGTTCGTTAGTAGTTGCTAGAACATTTCAGAATTTGAATGGACAAGTTAACATTGGGATACAAGCTATAAATGATGAGTGCAAGGGTTTTAGCTCTCAACCGATGCCCGTACCATCATTGGAAGTAAATGGCGTCATGGTTAAGCATTATGGTCAGTGTATGATGGAGGGGATTAGAATGGATTTCCCTGCCACTGATAAAGGGATTGAGTATGTAAAAAAAGAATTCCTCGGTAGAGCAAAAGTTATCTACAAGCAAGGTGACTTTAAAACAACGTTTGATACGAGCGGCTACTCTGACGCTGCAAAAGAAGCCGAGAATGAAGGTTCTGGAATATAAATAGCATCCCAACTAAATTAAGCCTCACCAAGCGTGAGGCTTTTTTTTGCACAAAACATTTGCAATCGCAAACCTGTCCGCCCCTACAATAATAAGAGTTATCAATTGACAATTGATGAGAGAAGCATGGTGGACATAAATCGAAACAAGTACTACGGCATGATCCATAAAGGTGTGCAGGCGCTATTAAAAGACCGCATGGGCTTTTGTGATGATGACGAGTATCGCAATTATCTTGGCATTACTGTTGGTAAAACGTCCTGCAAAGAGATGACCGACGAAGAACTGATGGATTTGGTTAAAGGGTTGCGTGATGAAGGCTATCTGACCTTCAATAAGCAACCGGGTGGTCAAGGTGAAGGCAATCGTCCGACGAACGCGCAGTGGGCAAAGCTTGCTGCTTTAGCAAAGGATAAAGGCTGGAGTGGCTTGAATGATGCTCGGCTTGATGCGTTCGTTGAGCGCACTGCTGGTGTAAAGAAAACGCGCTGGCTGACTCGTACCAAAATCAGTGAAGTCATTCTCGGCTTGGAGCGTTGGTTAGGAGGTCGCCATGGCTAATCATTTTTCATCTCGATATCGAGTATTGGAAGTTCGTTCTCAACATGATCTTGAAATGTTGTTAGAGCGCATGTGGCCAACTAAGGCCGTACCAGCGCATGAGCTGTTTGAGCGTCTGCAGCTTTCCCCTTTCGATGAATCTATTATTAAAAGTGACTTAGGCTTTCCGCGCAGCTGGTACACACCGAAAGAACTGGCGGCGTATTTTTGGAAAAGGAGTAATTACTATGCTAGCGAACAAAGAGATATCTGTTGCGAAGATGACTGACGTGCTCAACGTCGGCTCAACGAAGCGTAATGGATTAATCCGAGACCTAAGCTTCTTTGCCTTTCGATTGAATACCTGGTTTGTCTTTGTGGAGGACTTAGGTGGCGAAGCGGAAAAGAAGAATGAGCAACTCGCTCTGTTTTAAAGACAATAAAAAGGCGCTTTAAATTATCTTTAAAGCGCCTTTTTTTGTGCCTGTTATTTTTTCGTGGTGTTCTCGCATGGCACGCCGAGTTTCACACCATCACCACCGTCACCTGCCGCATTGCATCCTGAGTTGTGACTGCGGTTGTCTGTTTTAATGTACGTGAGGATGTTGGTGCAGCCGCCGAGGCACATGCATAGAACGATGGCCATCACGACTTTTTTGATCATAGTTAGTCTCCATTATCTTTAGGTTGTTCGCAGTGGGTTGTGTTGTCATTGATACGAACCGATACACCCACTGAGGTATCGGCTTCCACTTTGAGTGGACAAGTGTCGTCACCGTAGCTCACGTTGTAACTGGTGATGGCAGTTGCGCAGCCAGTGAGGTTTAGCATTGCCAATGCAAGGGTGAATAAAATCAGTGCTTTTTTCATAGTCCGTAGATCTCTTTTTCAAATGCAGTCCAAGTGGATGAGCCACAAATACCGTCAGGGTTAAGTTCATGTTGTTGCTGGAAGTGAATAAGTGCGGTCTGCGTTGCATTGCCAAATTTGCCATCCGGGTTGAGTCCAAGCCCCAACTGCAGCTCTCGAACATCATCCCCAGTGCTGCCACGTTGAATCACCGAGCGCTCGATGTCAGTACCGATGGCTAGATACAAGGCCGTCTCAAACGCAATGGCATAAGCGGCAATCTGTTCGGCTTTATCTTTACCGTTGATGATGGCTCTTGCCCCCTGGTAATCAAACGAACCGTCAAGCTGCAGGTAGTCGCTTAGCTTCTTACCTGTAAACCAACCAGCCATCATGCCGCTAATCGCAATCTGCGCGGCATAAAATGGATTTAGTGCTAGCTCTGGCGCGTTCACAAAATCAATCACACCCTGTTGCCAGTTTCGGCTGTATACCACCGCTTTGGCTTTGGCGTAGTTCGCAAGCCAAGTTAACTGCACATAGCCTCTGCCGTAGTAGGTTTGACCTGTGTTAGGGTCTGGTTCACCGTATGAGTGGCCTTGTCCTTTACCCCATTCCTCAATGGGTTTCATGGTGCGGCCTGTTTCGTGGTAAGTCGTGGCGAGCACGTAAGCCAGGTATTGAAGAGGTACGGTCATACCAAGCATCACGAACATTGCATGCACAAACATAAAGCCAAGAACACAGGCACGTTGTGCGCTGTTCATTTGCCCTTCAAAAAGCGTGGCGTTCGTTCGACCTAGCATCGCTTTGGTGTTGATGTGTGGGGTGGTTCGCCCCTGGATAAGTCGTTGCGCTTTTTCAATGTTCGCTTTGGCGGTATCGAGCAGCGCGTTAGCTTGTTGTGTTTGCATAAAGTTCCCCATTATTGGAAGTTGTTCGAGCTAAGCTCATCAATGACGGTGTGCGTGACACTGGTCAATGTGATGTTGGCGCGCTCTTGTTTACTGATGGATTTTTTCTTATCGATGACATTGCCATCGCTGTCGGTAATGGTGACAGCGGCGTAGTACACGCCTTCGATGTTCTTGCAGATGGTTTCAAGGTCTTGCACGACGATGTCTTTGCCATGAGTAGTGCGCCATTTAAGTAGCTCGTCATTCACCAATTTAGTCGCCGTATCAACGATGGTTTTACCCAGTGCGGCATAGTCATTGAATACCTGCAACGCGATAGTGGCGGTGCCATCGACGCCACCAGGCGCGACAACGGTCACTCGATCCCCTTGTGGTACGCGAGTCTTACCAGAGCACTGTGCGTAAATCGCATCAATGATGGGCTGCTCTGGCAAAGAGCCATCAAGCAAGATAGCGCTGATGCTGATGTCATTTGGTTCTGGAGTCCAAATGGAAACTGAGCCAATAGCTGAGCTGGCAGACAGAGCAAAGTATTCATACGCATCATAAGGGCCGCAGGAAGACCACCCTGATGGTGCAAGCCAAATGCGGTAAGCATAACGGTCATCGTCTTCTTCTTGTGCACCACCTTGGCTTGTGGTCACGTTGGTCGCGCTTTCCACTTCAGCGATACTGGTATCCACGATGGTAGAGATTTGGCCAGCAATGAATCCGTTACCGCTTTCACCTGGTGTTTGGCATTCAAAGTTGGCCAGTAAATTGGCATCGCCAGCATCAACGATGTAATCCGTCATGCACTCGAAAATCGTTTCATCATCGACGGCTTTGACTTGGTATCCCATAGGAATAACAAGCCCAGCGTGACCTGCCGTAAACGTGAGTTCGATAACCGTACTGGCAGCAGACTCGCCAAGGCGTTCGCCAGCGCCCACTAAAGCTCCGAGATGTTCAAGACGATCACCTTTAGCAAATGCCAATAAGTTCTGTTTTGACTCGTAGTTGATCTCATCAACCACTTCGTTTTTGCTATAAGCAATGGCTTCAAGATGAACAGTCTCAGGATCGTTTACGGTTGGGTAATAGCCCGTCTTTTTAAAGTAACGCTCTTTCAGACTTGCCAAGTCGCCTTCAAAATCAGGCGTAACCAAGCTTGGTTCTGGTAGCGTTGGAAATCGGTTGGTACTCATGCGCGTCTCTGTATGGTTACGGTGGAGGTCCAGCCACTACTGGTGAGCGATGTGCTTACTGCTGTTGGCTTCCACTTGTCTGGCAACTTGCCTGCGTTCGTTAAGTTAATCGTGTCCGCAGTGGTCACTGTGGCGTTCACTAGCGTCAGTCTGCCAGTGGCCATTTGCTTGCTTTTACCTGAGCCTGTCGCGACATAGTTGTCGGCATAGCTCTTGGCTTCCTCCATGGAAGTCACCCCATCGGGAGTCAATCTCTTTATCTTTGCACCATCACTGGTATTGCCAGTTTTGTATTCACCTGCCGTGTTGTTAATTACGTCATAGAACTGAACGATGATGCCATCACTTTTAGTGCGGTCTGATACTGGGAACGAACCATTAACAACGATGTCTCGATTGCGGATATCGAGCGTTAACGTGCTGGTATTAAGCTCACCGACAACAAGTTGATTTCCTTTAAACGCCATCGGAATGCTGTTCTCATCAGCCAAGCGCCCCATCATGGCCATCTTGCTTTCGTCTCGTTGTTGCACTCGGGTGTAAGCGACATCGCGCGCATTAGGGGCAATGAGTATCGAGACGCCTACTTCTTTGGCGATGTCTTCAGCTAATGTGACAAAGCTGGTCTGCTCATACACCTCACACGTTTCATTGTCGATTTTACCGCGGGTGGCAGGCTTGGCGTTCGCACCGACGCTGACCTTGTCGGGGTTCAAGCTAAACCTGATCTCATCAATGGTGAACTTGCCCCACATCCACGCGTTGCGCTTACCATCGTCATCAAACCAACCAATACCACATTCAAGCGTGTCGCCTTTTTCAGGGAACCAAGCATCGTAGAAGCGGCCATCATGATTGACGAGCGTCATCGAGACGGTATCAGTGCCGACCTTCTTACTGTCGAGTACATCGGTGTAGGTCAGCGCGCTCACGTAGTCCGACAGCTCTTGGCTAATTTCTTTGCCAGCCCACTTCACGATGGCAAATGGCTTGATCAAGCTTCCAGCTATTCTGCCCATGGCGGCTTCTCCGTGGTGTCTTCAATGACCGTGCTCACTTCAAGTGCAGGAACAGTGATGACCTCCCCCCATCAAACTCAAAGTTATCCATGTCACTTGCCAGTGTTCGGTTCGCTTCACGCAGTGTCATGACCAATGCCTCGTTAACACTGCTGTAAGCGCGATAACAAAGTTGATCCCAACGTTCACCACGCTGGGCATATAACGTCGTGGTGCTCATGGTTTATCTTTCACTTCCACTAGTTCACATTGGTACGTCATGCTGACGACACTGCCACTGGGTGTGGTCTTCATGCCTGTCAGCGTACGACTGCGAATGGTGAACTTGCCTTTGATGTCATCACCAATCACGACGGCGCGAGGTACTTGGTTATCTGCCATGGCATCCAGCGTCTTAACACTTGCTGTGATGTCACAAAACTTATTGCTGAACTGCATCGTCAGTGAGCAAGTGCGTTCGTTCTCGCCTTGCGCCTGATGTCTTGGATAACCGTTCACCACTTGCTGAGCGGTCACGCGCCAAGTACGACGGTCTTGAAATTGACTGGGACTCAAACGCCCCTTAAAGGTCAAATCACCAAAACCACCCCAAGCGGCGTATTGCGCTTCTTGACTCATGTTTCCTCCTCTGGCGGCACAACCACTTCTTCGTTAAGCAGTTCGTTGTAAAAGCGAACTTCTCTTAATGTTGGCGAATAAAAATCGCGGTGGACCGTGAGCACCATGGTTAAGCTCCAGTCTTCACGATAAGTAAAGGGGCCATCAAAGGGATCGAAATCCGCCGCTTCTTTGTCCTCTGTGAATCCACTTTGGATAAATTTGGCGTTGGTGATTTCCGCATCGCCAACGATGTGCATCTTGTTCTTTGGGCCAAGTTGCATCATGCCCTTTGGCACTTTGAGGATTTGACTCACGTCGCGCACCTCAACCAGCTCGTTCTCTAAGAAGTTGGCAAGCTGCATATTGATCCAAGTGGCTTGCCCAGCGAGCGCATTGCCAGCATTGCCTCCCGTTGCGCGCACGCAGACCACTACGGGCAGATTCCACTCATACGGCACGAACGGAGCGTAACAGTCTGGTTTCGGTAACGGGTTCAACGTTGACGCGCCTGTCACCATCAAGCGCACTTCAATCGCTGCCATCGCATTGTTGGGCTCAACAATGGTAGTGATATCGAGGTAACGCTCAATTTCTGCTTTCAGCTTGTTGATGGCTATCAGCGATTCAGGGTGTAAACTTGGTGCGCTCATTTAATTGCCTTCATCAATTCTTTTTGAACCAGCTCAGCCTGTTCTTTTTGTTGCTCGTCGCTTAGGTACATAAATGGTCGCCCTGGTACTTTCACTTCATCGACTCGGATATACAGCACGTAGAACACACCTTTATCTTTGCTCTTGTTGTTGCGGTTAAAACGACTTTTGATTTTTCGACCAATGCCTTTAGCGCCAACAGGTGCTCGCCCCATGACAGAGTTTGGACGCCAGAAAATCTTCCAGCCTTGCGCTTCCAGTCCTGACAACGTCTTGCGAACGCCATAGGCTTCGGTGCGCTTTTTGATACGCTTGTCAGCAGGAATGGTGAGCTTCTGCGCTTTTAACGGTTTCACGATGCCACCGTCATTAATCAGCGGTGCGTGCACCTTATTGGTCCCGATGCGGTATTCCCCTTGACCTGTTTGGTACGTAAGCGAAGCGTACGTCTCACCCGAATCAAACAGCGGTTTAGCGCCACCGTTCTTGGTGTTCTTCGTCAGCGTCGAGTTAGGCGCAAAGTCGCCATTGCGATAGTTGTCTTTCACGCACTGCAAACCAAAAGGGGCAATGCGTTCGGGCAATTCATTGATGATGCTCGCTGTCTCATTAAGCGCTTTTAAAAACTCTTTCATGCCGTTTTAAATCTCGTTTAAACCGAGGCTCATTGTGCCTTGACTTAATGCCTATCAATGGCTGCTGCCGCGCACAGACGCGCGCGCACGCGAAAATGAGCGCATCTAAATACACAAAAATAAGAGGGTTATGTGGCCAAAAAATCGAAGATTGAGCTGCAAGGATTAAGCGAGCGCATTATCGATATGTACGACAAGGAGCAGATGACGCTGACCGACATCACCGCCGTTCTCTCAGATGAGGGGTGGGAAGTGAGCCGAGCAGGTGTGCATCGCGAAGTCAAAAAATGGGAGACGTTCCTGGAAGAGCAAAAGGAACGTGATCGCTTTGCCAAGAAATTCTTAGATGAGTTTCGAGATAGACCCAACACTGACGTTTCAGAAATTGGTTTGCAGGTCCTGCAGAGCAAGATTGTTGAGGTGGTCAAAAACTACGACGTCACCACTGAGTCATTTGAAGATATCACTAAGTTGGTAAACTCGCTGGCTCGTTTATCGGATTCTCAAGTGAACCTTGACCGACTCAAAACCGAGTTTCGCAAGGGCGTGGATGCGGCCAAGAAAGAACTGGAAGATGAATTTAAGGTACTGCTTGAAGAGAGCAATCCAGAGCTGCTTATCCAGTTGGTTGAAATTATCCGTTCAGTGCGTGTGGATCCCGATGGTCGCAAGCGCACGAAGAAACGTCGCTAAGGAGTTGTGATGAAATGCTTATCTGCGTTAGTGCTGGTCTTAGTTGCCATTGTACTGCTGGGTGAAATGCACCTCCAGACGTTGGAAAAGTCACGTCTGGAGCTTTCCATTGAGCAACACAAACTGGAAATTCGTTACTTGAAACTGCAACTGGAGCTGATTGATGAAAGCGCCGTTCTCACAGTTCAGTAACGCTGACCTCGATAATCTGCGCGAAAAAGCCAATGCGGCCATCGCGCATAAAGAGGCGCAAAGTAAAGGGCAAAGAGAAGCCAAGCAAAAGCTAGCGGAAGAACGACGACAAGAGAAAGCGCGTCGTCGACGTCGCGCCAGAGCAAAAGCCGACTTTGCCTATTTTTGTGAGACGTACATGCCGCATGCGTTTACGTGTGAGGCTGCGCCATATCAAAAGGCACTCTCTCGCATTGTGGCATCACGGGTCATGCGCAAGCGCGATATGAAGCTGTTCAAAAAGCTGATCTACCCCATCAATCACGGTTCGATTGTTATGCCTGAACGGGCGCAGTTTAATGGCATTCTCGATCTCGAACCCCGTGACCACGGTAAAACTACACGTAACGTTAAAGCCTTGCCGATGTGGTTACTCCTCAACTACCCAGAGCAATACATCATTATCGGTGGTGCCAGTAGCGCAGCGGCTAAAAAGAACATCATGGCCATTCGTAATGAACTGGAAACCAACCAGCTCATTATTGATGACTATGGCGAACAAAAGGTTCACGGCAATACCTGGACGCAAAAGCAGCTCGTACTCGCCAACGGTAACGCCATCGAAGGTGTTGGTCGTGGTCAGTCTATTCGTGGTACAACGCACGGGTTCTTGCGTCCAAGCGCCTGCATTCTCGATGACGTTATCACGGAGCTAGAGAAGAACAACAAGGAAATACGAGACAAGTGTGAGGACTGGTTTGATTCAGTAATTTTGCCTCTGGGTAAAGGGATGCTGATTGTGGTGGCCAACACCATCATGCATCACGATGATTTGCCGTCTAGGTTGCTCGCGCGTATTCGCGAAGGGCTGCTGCCAAACTGGCTTGGTCTGGTATTTAGCGCCCTTACTCCAACAGGGCAATCTCTCTTTCCGTCACGATGGCCTCTGGCTGACCTTTACGAATTACGTCGCATCATGCGTAAAGTGTGGTGGGCGGAATACATGAACATGCCACGCTCACGTAAAGAGCAGGACTTCAAACCTGAATACTTCAAGCACTACCAGCTGTCCGACCTCGATATCCGCGACATTGATATCATGATGGCCGTTGACCCTGCGACAGGGATGGAGACCGGAGACTATAGTGCCATCGGCGTGGTAGGTCGCCATCGCATTACCTTGGTGGACTACGTGCTGTTTTGTAATGGCTGGCATGAATCCGATTTGACGTTCGCAAAACGCATCGTTGAAGTGTACATGTGGGTTAAAAACACCTTTAACAAACCACCTAAAAAAATACTGTTTGAAGAAGTCGCGTTTCAGAAAATCTACAAGAACTCGGTCATTCGCTTTGCCAAAGGCTATGGCGTTCGTCTGCCTATCACGGGTTATAAGCCAAGCGGCAATAAGAAACTGCGCATCAAGTCACTGTCACCCGATGTGGAATCTGGCGGCGTTCAGTTCTTAGAAGATCAAGTGTTGCTTAAAAGTCAGTTGGAAGAGTTTCCGCGTGGGCATGATGACTGCCCTGATGTGATTGAGATGTGTGTCAGTGAGTTTGAGACCAAGCAATTTGTGGGCAGCGCCACACCAAACGTGGTGAAAAAGATGAAGAGCGCCGCTCAGCGCCTTGCACGTATTGGCGGTGGTGCGCGAGGGAGAATGTAGCCATGTTTGATGATGTTCGCGTACTTGGTAACAAGATGAAAGATGTCGTCGCCATGCTAAGGCGTACGGTGAGTGTTGCCACCGTCAGTCAAGTCGACAGCGAGCTGCGCCGCGTGAAGGTTACATTTGCAGGTGGTCGCATCCCAGAATCCGACTGGTTGTCAGTGGTGGGCTCTCGCACCAAAGGCGTGAATGCCAGTTGGAACATGGCCGTGGGTGAGCAAGTGCTGTGTCTCTTCCCGCCTATCGGTTCGATGGTGCGAGGCTATGTCCTTGGTTCACTCGTGAATGTGAACGCCAGACCATACACCACCAACCCTGATAAGTTTGGTATCCAGTTTGAAGACGGTACGTTATTGGAGTACGACCAGGCGACGCAAACAGGCGTGCTCAAAATTAAAGGTGGTACACCGTCGATTCAAGTTGGTCCAGATAAAGTCTCGATTGTCTCTGATGTGGATATTGAGGGTGCGGTGACAATTAGCAAGACGCTTGATGTGACGGGTAATACAAACATCGGCGGCAATCTGTCTGTGACGGGCACGGTATCTGGTCAGCAAACGGCGACCTTTATGGGAACCGTCGGCGCGGCTGGATATGGTGGGCCAGTGTCCGGTGGTGTAGCTAAGATGCAAAACGGCATGGAGGTTTCCGGCAATGCGGAGATTAACGGGATTGCAACGATTAATGGCATTCCGGTATCGGTTGATACGCACACCCATCTTGATGCGGAGAATCGTCCAACGGGTCCAGCAGTCAGCGTTCGAAGCGCATCTCTGCTTAGTCGTCTTCTTCGCTATTTGAGACGATAAATAAACCCTAGCGTAAAACGCCCTGTATCGCATTCTAAGGGCGTTTAAATTTCATTGGTAACATTTATCGAAAATAAAATCTTAAAACAATTAAAGCGGGTTTTTAAACGAATTAAAACAGGTGTGATATGATTTACTCACTCAAACTTGGTGGCGAGGGTCGAAACGCCACATTAATCGATGATATTAAGCAGTCGCTCTACATGATCATCTATACCAGCAAAATGGAACGTGTCTATTTACCAGACTACGCTGCTGATGCATTGTCGTATTTGGATAAACCGATGTGGTTTATGTCGAAGCTTCAAGTGGCTATTGCCGAGTCGGTAGCAAAATATGAACCGCGCATCACACTGGATAGCGTGAAGATTGTATCTGTAGAACCGACGAAAGGCTTGATCCGCTTGGGGCTTTCATGCACGATAAATGAAACAGGCGTGCGTGAGTATTTCGAGCTCTCGAACCAACTCTGACCTACGGCTGCTGCCGCATTCCCTTCTTTTTACCTCACATAATGCTCTCAGTTTCTAGGAGGGCATTATGTCTGATGAATTTCTACACGGTATCTATACCGTTGAGTCCACCACAGGCTCGCTGGCCGTCACCGATGTTGCATCGAGTGTGATTGGCATTTTCGGCACGTCCGAAAAAGCAGAGCCGATGCAGCTCAATCACACCACCAACTACGATGATGCGTACGCACTCTTTGGTGAAGGCTCCATTTCAAAAGCGCTTAAGCGTATTCATACCTATGTGGAAAGCAATTCAGTAATTGCCATTTCGCTGGGTAAAGATTCTGATTTTCCGGACACGCCAGAAGAGCCTGCAACATCGGGCGTGACGCTCAGCTCTGCCAGTGCCACCGCTTATATAGACGATGGCGCAACGGCATCTCCTGTTATTGTCACCAATCCGCATGCGGCCACTATTAGCTACACATCCAGCAATGAAGCGACTGCGACGGTTGATGGTGATGGCTTGGTCACATTGGTGGCGGAAGGTGAAACCACCATCACGCTTAATATCGAGTTTGATGACGGCACCGAAGCTGCATCTGAGTCTGCGCCACAGCAAGCGACGCGCTCTCGCAAGAAAGGCGCGCGTTCTGCTCAATCGCAAACTCGCGCAGCGGCAACCGAAACGTTGACGTACACACTGACCGTAGCGCAAACCAATCCAGATGCAGGTAAAGAAGCTAACGGTGCAACGTTGTCTGCATCCAAAGGCGTGGTCTATACAGGTTCGCCAGCAACGCCTGTTGAGCTGTCGAATCCGAATGACCTTGCGGTGAATTATTCATCCAGTGACGAGACCGTTGCGATTGTCGATAACGGCACGGGTGAAATCACACCGCTTGCCGAAGGCAGTGCGACCATCACCCTAGCATTGATTGGGGATGCGACCTATCAATCGTCAACATTGACGTACGAAGTCACTGTTACAGCGGTCTCCGATGCATTGCTCGCTGCATTCATTGAAGCCCTGCCTTTGCTTCGTAAAGCGAAAAACAAATTCGGCTTCTCATCAAAAATCCATCTCGCGCCAGGCATCTTGCACAAAACGGGCGCGGCATCGTTAGCGGTTGCCGCAGTAAAGCCTATTCGCGGTGTTTGGGTGGGCGATATGCCGGAAGATATCAGCACCACAGAAGAAGCGTACGCCTTTAAGCAGCAGTTCGGTGATGAACGCTACATGCCATGTTGGCCACGTCCTCTTGTTATTCAAGATGACGGCTCGACCCAAGTGGATTGGTTTGCGCCGTCATTGGCGGGTCTGATTGCGCAAGTCGATCGCAACGGCACAGGTGACACGATTGTCAGTGAGACTGGTTACTGGTGTTCTCCGTCCAACTATCCTTTGGTGGATATTGTCGGTCCATCAATTGACATTGAGTACATCCCTAGCGATGTCGCTTGTGATGTTAACTACCTCAACGCCAACGGCATTTATACCATGATCAACCGAGGAGGTTGGAAAGGTTTTGGTAACTACTCAAGCGCGTATCCAGACTCAACCGATTTAACGTCGTTCCTTTGTGTTCGCCGCACAGCGGACATCATCGAAGAGTCAATTGAAACCGTCACGTTGCAGTTTATCGATAAACCGATGTTTACAGGACCACATGGTCTACAGGCCATGGTATGTGGTCGCGTTCGTGACACGGTCAATGATTACCTTCGCACTAAAGTGGGTACGTCACTGGTTTATTCCAACGTGTATCTGGAAGTCAACGACAACCCATTGGTGAACTTGCAACAAGGCAAGATTAAGTATCGCTATCAGTTCACGCCACCAATCCCGATGCAGACTGTCGAGTATGCAGCAGAAATTTACGTGAAAGGTCTAGAAAGCGCCTTTAGCTCACTCGTAGGGAGTAATTAACAATGGCTGAGAACCATGTAACCAAGCGCAATCATATGTGCTTTATCAATGAAACGCAGTACATCGGACGCGTCAAAGCCATCACAGCAGAGCCTCAATTTAAGGTTGAAACGTTCTCAGCGCTTGGCGGTATCGGTGATATGGAAATCCCTAATGGGGACTATGAAGCGTTGAACGCAAACGTGGAGTTTGACAGCACAGCGCCTGCGGATTTGAAACAGCTCACTAAAAACGGTGGCTATGTTGCCATTCGAGCTCTGTGTGATGTGCGCGGTCTGGATGTGACGACAGGTACGCGCCGCCAAGATGGAGTAGTGACGCGGATTTGGGGGTATGTGAAAAATCCGCCAGCCACCCATCACACCAAAGAGAAAGTGGCGTACACCGCTCAGATGTCCGTGTTCCGCATTGAAATCAGTAACAACAGCGGTCGCCTCTTTGAGCTCGACTTTGTGAACGGTGTTCGCTACCCAGCCGATGAACCTGGTAGCGGCGGCATCACGATTTCGCTGTAAGGAGTCAGTCATGCCTCGTATTCGTAAATTAGAGCTCGTTGGTGAAGGCATTCAGCGCAATGGCCAACCAGTTGACAAGTCCGTACTGGAATCTGTGGTTCGTAACTCGGGCGGCTCACGCCCTCCTGTTACGCTAGGGCATCCTGGCAAAGGTGACGACAAGATTAAGGCATTGGGCCGTGTTGATGTTCGTGGCATTGGCACTAACGACAAAGGTGAAGCGGTACTGCTGTGTGAGCAGCACTACACGCCAGAACTCGAAGAGCTTGAAGACCAAGGGTATTTCGAAGGCCAAAGCGCCGGTATTTATCCGCTCCCTGGTAAACCCGGCGAATTCTACCTTCACCACGTGGCTCAGCTTGGCTCTCTGCCACCTGCTGCAAACATCAAAACGTTGGATGTCGTTGAACTTAGTGACGATGGTGAAAGCGACGCCATTTTTCTGTTCTCCAATACTGGAGCGCAAACTAAACAACCGAATGAGAATGCCATTATGAAATTTGAAGATCTAATGAAAGCCGTCGAGAGCTACTCCGATGATGAGAAGAAGCAGCTGGGCGATGCGCTGGGGTTTAAAGCACCAGAAGACAAACCTAAAGACGAAGATACCCCCAGGAAGGTGAAGAGAGCGAAGAGCTGAAACAGATGCGCGAATCAATGGCAGGTGACCGCCGTGAAACGCTGACCGAGCTTGCTAACGATGCAAGCCTTGGTGAAGACATGCTGAAAGTGATCACTTCGATGATTAAAGGTGCATCGGCTATCGAACTGTGTAACACAGGCGAAGGCTCTCGTTATTCCGAAATCAAGTCGCTAATCAAAGCGCAGCCAGCAAAGAAAAAAGGTTCTCTAGATGTATTTGGCGACATTGAGCTTTCAAACGAAGGAGAAGAAAAAGACACGTTCGACCCTGAAGGCTGGTAATTGAATTGATGTGGCGTGCGCTTTTATTGGGCGCACATTGAAACCGAACAACTCAAGAGTAATGAATTATGGAATTTACCTCTAAGGCAGCATTAAGCCATAAGAATGTGATTGGCAGTGGTAAAGGCGCAAAGGTGCATCAAATCACTGCAGGTGCCATCACTGACCTTGATATTGGCCACGTCATTGTGATCACCAAAGAAGGCATTCAAGGTCGCTGGGACGGTCTCACTATCCCGACAGAAGACATCGATGATGGCGCTGGCGGCACGATTACGGTAACCGCCGCTTATCGTTTGGCGATTGTGACTCGTAAGCAATTCACTGGTGATGCATCGGTTACGGCACTCGTTAAAGGTGATTATGTTCGTGAGAACGTCGTGTTGGCAGATGACTCAGCACTTCCAGCAGAAGCGCAGTTCATGCTGACGTTAAGCGACTTGTGGGCAGAAGGTGAATGGTAATGGATAAGCAAAAACTAGACGCTGAATTCTCCGCGCAATTTAACCGAGTTGGCAGCGCCATGGCTAACCTTGGTGGTCACTCTCGCTTCTTGCTGATGAACCGTCAGCGTAAAGCCAAGATTGATAACCTGGTGAAACAGGTGCTGGCCCTCAAAGCCTTGTCTGAGCTTTACGACCAGAATCGCCTAACGGTCGAAGCCGTTGCTCAAGCGCTTACGCCAGAAAATGTGGACGAGCAACTTGCTGACAACGTGAAACAAAAGCAATCGACTGCAGCCACCAAGCAAGTTGGTCAAGAGCCAGGCTTTGCACTCGAAACGTTAACCTATCCATTCGCAGTGGATGATATCGGTTCGCCGTTGATGGCCGAAGGTCAAGAGATGGAGCTGGTGTTCAATCCGCATGAGCAGCGCGTCAATCTGAAAACCTCAGATGAAAGCGTGATTGCGATTGAAGATGGCAAGTTCATCGTTAAAGGCGCGGGTGATGCCACGCTTTCTGCCACGTTCGTTAAGTCAGGTAATGTTCCAGGTCTGAAATCTGACATGGCCATCACGCTCACATTGCAAGAAAAAGAACTGCCGGATGACATCGAAGAAGCACCTGAAGGTTCAAAGGCGCGTGGATTCCTTCGCCCTACACCAGATTTTGACATCGAACTGAAGCTCGGTAAGAGCGCCTTCATCGGTACGGTTGTTGAACTGCCTATTGCTTTTGCGAACCCAGAAAGCGAAGAGTTTGAATTTGAAAGCTCAGATACTGACGTGTTTGAAGTGGATGCGCAAACGGGTGCGATTTTACCCAAGGCGGCTGGTGATGCAGTGCTGAAACTGCACATCGGTGATGACTCTGACGATGTGGTTGTCAGTATCAAGTAACCCAAATTAAACGCGCCTTAAAACCGCATTTAAGGCGCATTAAACACTGTTTTAATAGAGAGAAAAGTCATGGATATTATCGACCTGTTCCGCAGCTATACGAAGCTGGATGTTTGGGGTGAGTTCCTAAATAAACAAAAGAAATTAAAACCCGTACCGATGCCAGTTCGCAATACGGTGTTTGGTCCTGCTCAGCTATGGCATGACGTGTCGCTGCCATATTCTGAAATCAAAGACACCACCACAAACGTGCCTGTGGTTCGTCGTGGTACTGCTGCCCTTGTCTTGAAATCGGAAGGTACAACCGTAAAGGCTATCGAACCACAAGGTTTTGTCATGTCGCACTTTGCCACTGCTGCTGAGCTGAACAACTTAAAAGCATTAGGGATGAAAGCCACAAAACAATGGTTTGATTCGAAAAATGCCAACATGCTACGCCGCATTTACAAAGGTATTGAGGCGATGTGTGCCATGGCGCTTTCAGGCAAAGTGGAATATCCAATGAAAGCTGAAGGCGGTGAGATTGAACTGGAAGTCTACGACTACGGCCTTACCGAAGAGTACAGCGCAGCTGGCACCATCGACGTATCATCGACAGATACCACCATTAGTCAACTGTTTAAACTGCTGCAAAGCATGGCCGGAAAAATTGAAGACAACGGCTATGGCAGCAAGCTGTTAACCTACGCAGGTCGTGATGTTTACGCGCGCATCATGGACATCGCTTCAGGTACGAATACTCGCAACATCAGCATTGAAATCGCGGAAAATGAAATCACTATCGGCGGTTACAAAATTCAGCGTATGTCTGGCAAGTATCACACCTATGTGGGTGGTGCAAAAACCATGGTGGATAAAATCGACGCTGAAGCACTGTGTATGATTGACCTTGATGCTGGGCACGATTTCTACTACCTGGCGATTGATGATCTTGATGCAGGTTTGAAAGCACTGCCGTTCTTCTCAAAACCGCTTAAGTCAGAAAACCCAAATGGCGCAGAAATTATCGGTCACTCAAAACCCGTACCTGTTCCAGTGGTGGCGGCAATTTGTTGGTGTAACGATGCAATGGGTGGCGGTGCATAACGATGACACTAGACGAACTGAAAAGTCTAGTAACACCAGAGGGCGTTCAACGCGCCCTCGATAATCAAATTTATGACAGCCTCGTCTACGGTGATGGACACAACATCACCGACTCTTGTAACAGCGCGGCTGTGTGGTGTTACGGCTATCTAGCCAAAACAGGCAACATCAATCGAGCGTTTAATGCCTCTGATAAAGAGGTGCTGTCTGCTGCTATGGTGCAAATGGCCATCTATAAATTAGGTGCGCATCACTTCTTCAATCTTGAAGACCCTGAAGAGCTGGCATACGCGCTCATCGATTCCATTCTTGGCATTAATAAAGATGACACTGGCACATCCACCTACGTCGGAGCCGCAGTAGCAAAAGATGAAAAATCTAACATTGTTCACAAACCTGGTCGCAGGTTTGCCTTCTGGCGTCATTGAAGACTTCTATCCCCAACCGACAGAGATTGGCTCTGAGTCTGTCAATGTCACCAACTATTATTTTGGTGCGATTCGAGCCATGATGCTCGATGACCAAATTAGCTCGGACGTGGACATGCGCCATGCGTTCGCTTCTCAAATTCCGTTCATTATCGAAGGCTCACAAACCGACATTGCTAACGCAAAAGCCATTCTTGGTGAGTTAGATATAGAAGATTTGATGTTGCGTATGCTGACCGCAGCAGAGTTTGGATATCGCCCCGTCGAAATAAAATGGGAACAAGACGGCGCAAATGCCATTCCGGTGGAGTCCGAAGCCAAGCGTCCTGATAGCTTTTATATTTTGCGTGATGGTGGTGTCGCGTATCGAAACACCTATGGCGAAATCCAACCAGTGCCTACAGGTCGCATCATTCCAGTGACACGTGAACGCACCAGCGACAAACCCTATGGGCATTCAATTCTGGAACCACTCTGGCCAATTTGGCAAACCAAGTGGGTGAACTGGGCTAACCTAGAGCGCCTTGGTGAGAAGTATGCCATCCCTAATGTAGTGGCGTTAACCGAAAGTAATAATGAGACCTCATTGCAAACTGTGGCGGATGCATTGGCTCCACTGCAGAACGGTGATGTTGCGGCAGTCAGTGGTGTCTCCAGTATTGAAGTGCTCAACCCACAAGGAAAGGTTGATGAAATCTTGAATGCGATTAAATACATCGATAACAAGATCACTTATCGCCTTACAGGACAAACACTTTCATCAGGTAACCAGACATATGGCTCGCGCTCGATGGGAGAAACACACCAGCAGAATGCGTTCTTCTATGCCAAGGCGGATGCAAAGATGGTATTCAAAGCGCTCAATCAAACGTTATTCAAATGGATATTCCTGGCGAACAACATGAATGGCCGTATCCGCGTGCGAGTAGACGATAAGAAGTTTAAAGCGCTTATCAAGTCCGCTGTCACTGACGAAGATGGCTCTATTCAATTATCCGACCCAACGGAGGCGAAACATCTATGGCTGTTCTAACAGACGTGGAGCGCGCTGAAAAAGACAACCTGACCAAAATGGAGCGCCTCGAAAATGAGGCGCTTTCTTTTACGGCCAATAAATTGTCCAGTGCAATCACTAGCGCAATCAAAAGTGGTAATGTCGGCATCGATGCGTTCATGAGCGCATACACGGCAACGTACACTAATTCAATGATGGTAAGTTGGCTGCTAGGTCAAGTGCATATCATCAAACAAATCGATGCCAACATCGAGCTGGCCAACGCACCTATTACCCTTGCTGTTGACCCCATACCATTTCAAGAAGCCATTGATGCGCTGTCATCAATGATACCTGCAGACAGCAAAACCTATCGCCAGACCGAAGCGTCTATGAAGTTGCGCGCTTTTACCATTGCCAACGTATCGAGTCTCGATGCCGTTAATAGAGTGAAGAAGCTTTATGAAGAAGCATTAAACGAAGGTCAAAGCCGCTCAGAGGTGCTTCGCAACCTGGATGCGTATCTTGAGCAAGTCGGCATTGCACAGGCGAACCCATACTGGCTTGAGCTACATTACCGCAACAACATGATGACCGCATACAATGCTGGGCGATGGACGCAGATTGCAGACAATGATTTGGTCGAGTTCCTGGTCTACACATCAGTGATGGATGATGGCACCACCAAACTCTGCAGAGAGCTGGACGGCGTGGCCAAACCAAAGAACGATGAGTTTTGGATTGAGTTCTATCCACCAAACCATCATAAGTGCCGAGGTACGGTATCGGTGCTGACCAGGGAGCAGTATGACAAACTGCCATCAAGCAAGAAGTCGCAATACACCAAAATCACCATTAGCTCGATGCATGAAAATGACACGTTTTCTAAAGAGCATCAGTTTAGAAGTTCGCCCCTTGTATCGATGCAAGCCTTACCAGAGTCCTTGGCTACCAGTGCTCAAGAGTACGGCCTTACCAACAAAGTGCTGAGCTACTCATATGAACAAAGCAAATCCGTTATCCAAGAGCAAATCAATCAAGCCGCAAAAAGCAGAGTGTCCACTGCCGTTCTCGACAAGGCAATCCAAGAAACGCCAGAGCTCAATCCGTTTAAAGAAAAATTAGCCGGCACAAACCTCGATGATGTCGATGGCATCCTGTTTGGGTTTGATGAGCTCGATGGTGGCGAGTGGTTGCCAACGCTGCAGTATCTGGTTGCACTCGATGATAAACGTACGGCAGTCATGCTCATGGCGGCATTTGATAAAGCGGAGGTATATACCGTGAAACACTTAACCAACAGCGAGCTTGCAAAGCTGCAGGCTGAGTTTATCCAGTTGGAGAGTAAGTAATGAAAGACAAAATCTATACGGCGCGCGTACCGCTTTATCATGTGAAGTTTGCCTGGTCTAATTCCATTGAGGCACTTGAAAAGGAGTTCGACATCAAGCCTAACGATGATGATGTCTATGACGATTACAGCGCTTTTGTAACGCGCCGTGATAACACAATCATCATGTGGCTGCCTCATGATAAGAATTATACTGTAGCCACCCCCCATCTATGTCACGAGTCTTTTCATGCGGCAATGATGCTCAGTCAAATGGTGGGCATTCACACGAACGTGAACGATGATGAGGCTGGAGCCTATCTGGCGGAATGGTTCTCTGGGACTGTGCTGGATTTTGTGCATGAAGCCAGCATGGTCAATAAACAAAAGAAGAAACCGAAAGATAAAAAATAAAACCAAGGGCTGGCAATTTGCTGGCCCTTTTTATTGTTTAAAATACCACTCAGGGTGACACGTGAGTACATACTACAAGGTGTAGTATGTGCCTGCATGTCACTTAATTATATGATTCAGAAATAACCTGACGCTCCGCTAACAATGCTTAGATAAAGTCTGAATGATTTTAATTAAAGGTAATACTCATGATAATAGAGCCACAAACTCACATTGTAAAAATCAACGATAAAAGAACGTCAGATGATTTTCTACTTGAGCTAATAGCAGTAACGCCTAAACGCGAAGTACATAAATATCCAGCAGGGAGTATAATAGTTGAATCCATATCAGTTAAGTACGAGGGATATTTGACTGTAACACCAGGAACAACTATTGCTTCTGAGATGTTCTCTCTCTACAACAATGGAGGAGCTATCAAAATAGAAGCGACACCTACCGGAACTAATGATTCAGCTCTATACGAAGGTTGCCTAACGTCAACAGCAGGTCAGTGCCGATATAAACTAACTCTCGTTTCAAATTCATAACTTTAAACGCAGTTCTTCTTGTCCCTTACCTACTAAAAGGGCCAGCGATTTGCTGGCCCTTTTGTTTGTTATTTTGAGTCATTGGCAGACTTAGCTAATTCTAATTTGATGTCATTGAGAGCTTTTAGTGATTCAATGCGCATTTGGTCAACCTTTCCGTCCACCTTGTCGAGTTTGTTATCAAGTTTATCTTCAGTTTTATCTAACTTGCCATCGATTTTATCAGTGTTGTTTTTTAGGTCATCAAGTAACTTTTCATTATTTGATAGTTGAACTTGGACTGCACTCATATCTGAATCTAGGGCGTTGATTTTAATTAGAGTCCAACTGCCTAAGCCAATAACGACAGCTAAAAGTGCAGGGATTACGAATTCTTTTTTCATATTTCCCTCCTTATGATTACGAGTTGTGTGATCGTTAGTTGGAACCGTTGATGTGACTTCGCGAAGATGTGCGCTGTTTCGATTTGTCGAGCTACTCATTTGTCGGCTTCTCGTCTAACCAATTCCATAAATCACTACCGTGATAACCAAAATAGTTACTCGTTAATCGGCAAAACAAAAAGCGCCCATAAACCGCAAGGTCACCATCAGTCGCGTCCTGAAATATACGATCATGAATCATTGTCGGAATGCTAATCTTTGTATCTCTAATGATTTGAACGGTGCTTGATACAGGAAAGCTGTCTCCCAGAGGGTAAAACTCATTCACCTTCTCAAAGAAGCGATCTGTTTCGGTTTTATTACTAGAACAAGAAATCGCCAAAAAGTAGTTCATTATTTAATTTTATCTCGTGTTGATGCCACTTTTACGCTTACGGGAAGTGGACTTCCTGCCACGATTCTACAACACGAAATCAAAAATAACAAAAAACCAAAAATAAAAAATGATCCTTTTTATTCATAACGCGAGCTTTGCCCCAGTGTCATACAAGCAAACCTGCTCAGCATCAATATCGTGGCGCTTAGCCTCAATAATGAGTGGATGGTGTTGGCCTTGAATGTAATGGTTCGTGGCAATCCAGAAGCACCCAGAAAGGTTTATTTCACATGCTATTTGATATTAAAGAAAACCAACGATCTCTCATTAAAGCCATTTTAAACACAGTTAAAAACAGCCACCCAAGAGAAGATAGTTGCTTTGATGTGGCGTTCTATGTCAATCCCTCACAGTACCAGGCTACAGCCATTGGTATGATGTTTGTCGTTGAACAACTAAAGGCGCTTGGAGTCATTAGGGTTATCGGTGGTGCTCTTTCTTTGACTTTTGAAGGTGAAGATTTGTTGCACAAGTTATCTTCAGTTACACCGACAACTGTATAAAAATACAGTTAACTTATGGTAAGGTGTCTTTGTGTTTTGATGCCTTGAGTACCTGAGACCCAGCCACGCTGGAGAGGAAGCATTGAAACGCCGCCAGTCTCGCTTGGGGCTGGCGGCTTGCTTTGTATTCAAGGCTCTTTGAAATAAGGAGACAAGAATGCACAAACACACACTTCGCAACGAACAACTGACTCTCGTTAATGCTGATTGCTTACAGCACCTTAAAACACTTGATGACAACTCTGTCGACCTCATTCTTACCGACCCTCCATATTTTCGAATCAAAGCCAATGCATGGGATAACCAATGGCCAGACGTCGAAAGCTTTCTTGCATGGCTTGATGAAGTGCTGGTGGAATTTTGGCGTGTACTAAAACCTAACGGCAGCTTGTACCTGTTCTGTGGCTCGACGCTCGCTGCAGATACCGAAATATTAATGCGTTCTCGATTCGAAGTGCTTAACCACATTATTTGGGCTAAGCCGTCAGGGCCGTGGAAACGAATGCATAAACCTGACCTTCGCAAGTTCTTTCCTTCAACGGAGCGAGTGTTATTTGCTGGTCATTATGGTTCGGAAGGTTTTGCTAAAGGTTCTTCGGGGTATACCACTAAATGTAAAGCGCTCAAACAGGAAGTGTTTAAACCACTGATTGACTACTTTGCCAATGCTCGCAAAGAACTCGGCATTACCGCAAAGGAGATCAACCAAGCCACCAACTCTCAGATGTGTTCACATTGGTTTAGCGCAAGCCAATGGAAGTTGCCAAGTGAACAACAATACAAGCAGCTACAAGCATTATTTAAGGCGAGAGCCGGAGAGCTAACCAAAAGCCACCAAGAGCTGCATACGCAATACCAATCGCTGCAGGAAACTTACCAGACTTTAGTTAAAGAATATGATGATCTAAAAACTCAATATGAAACGCTTCGTCGTCCGTTCTCTGTGACGGCAAACGTTCCTTATACCGATGTTTGGCAATTTGAACCCGTACAGTATTATCCTGGTAAACATCCATGTGAAAAGCCTGCCGCAATGCTTGAGCATGTCATTACAGCAAGTAGTCGAGAAGGTGATGTTGTGCTTGATGCGTTTATGGGAAGTGGCTCAACAGGTAAAGCGTGCTTAAAACTGGGGCGTCGGTTTATCGGTATCGAGTTTGAAGAAGAAACCTTTGATACCACGCTAAGGCAATTAGAAACATTAAGTGCTCAAGAAGAGTAATGAAAAGGCATCGGCGCAAACCGATGCCTTTTTAATGTTCCAGGTAATCACTAGACTGCATGATGTCTGACATCGCGTCACGCAGCTGCTGTTGAAGCTCTGGCGTCATGTTTCGAAGTGCAGTCACGAGGCTGTCAGATAATGCTTGAGCTTGCTCTTCAGAAGCGCCTGTGAGTTCAACTGTAATTTGAGGAGTGAACTCGATTTGAATCATTGGCGTTGTGGGTTGCCCTGTGATTATGGTGTCGTTCGAGCTGTCCACTAAGTTTTCTACTCGCTTGACTTCTTCATCACCATTAAATGCATCGTAAAGCCACTCACCAACTTCTCGACCAGCCATATCACCACCGATACCGCCAGCAATCATTCCGCCAGGAACGGGACAAGCGTTCCTGCAATGCCACCGATAGCGCTGCCCACAATACCACCAACATCTTCCCATAGTCCTCGATTGTCACCAGTGGCTATATCACCAGCAATCATTGCGCCATTGATGGCTGTACCTATGACCGGAACGCTTTTTAATCCTGGTATCTTATTGGCAAACTTGCCCACATTGCTAAAACGACTTGCCTTTGTTAAATCCGCTGCGTTTTCTGCCGCCGCTCCAGCGGCTACATTGATTGTTTTACCTGTTAACCAATCCTTCGCTTTTTTTAAAGCAAAAAGACCGCCAGCACCTAAGGCAGCTGTTTCGATAGCAGAAGATGCATACCCAGCCGATGGGTTTTCAATAACAAAGTCAGTGAAAGTTTTGCTTAAGTCTTGAATGGCAGTCGATAAGCTATCCTGAGATTGGATTAAGTCTGCAGTGGATTCATCAACGACAGATTGTGAAGCTCGTCCTGCGTCTGCAAGTTTTTCCGCTTCTGTTCTGGTGCTTTGAGCAAGCTCTTTTAGGTTGATGTCATGAAGGAATTTATCAGGATTATTGAGCGCTTCAATCATGGCTTTCAAGCCTTTGATGCCCACATCCTCACTCAATATCGTACCACCTGCCGCTTCGAGGATGGGCTTGACCACTCCTGGCGCTTTTTCCATCACAGGAACTAAGCTCTGCATGAATGCGGCATAGGCTTCATCAGTGCCTTGTCCTGTGTTTACCGCGTGGCGCATTCTTAACGCCGCTGTCAGGACGTTCTTGCGCTCCTTGTCATCGGTAATGGCTGCAATGGCACCTGTCGTGTTGTCATCACCGACTAGCTTGGTAAATTCACCTTGATCGCTAAATCTTTCTTGGAAACTTCCTTTTAAGCTGTCCCCTAATTTGTCATAGTTCCATACGCCAGCCTGACGACCAGCGGTTAATACAGCAGAATACTGATCCAATGATATCTTATCGCCAAGCAAAGGGGCGTATTCTGCAAAGGTATCTAAGAGGTCATGGTTGTCATCACCCGTTGTCTGTCTAATTGCCGCAATGCGCTGAGCGGCTTCATTGATGCTGACACCAAACGCCTTTGCCGTATTACCAATGGCTCTCGTTAACTCTTGTGGGTCAAAGTCAGGAAAAACTTGGTTGATTCGTACCGTTGCCGCTGTAAGCGCATTTGTATCTTTATCATCAAAGCCCTGCGTTCGAGCTAATCCCATCGCTGTAAATATTTCGCCACTGGTGGCACCATCTGCAACGAGCGACGCTCTGAACTTACGCTGCTCATCTGACTTCAGCTCTGATATATCTGTGTTAGTTTGAGCTGCGTACATGAGCATGTGCTTTGCCATGTCGTTACCACGATAAAGCGTATAACCAGCTGCAGCAGTGATACTGCCAATCACGCCGAGCTTGTCGCTAAGACCTTCCATTTGAGCACTGGCATCACCAAACTTATTGAGCGCTTGAGTTTGTTCTTTTAAGGCACTGGTGGTCTTCTCTATTTTGTTTTGCAGTTTGGCTTCTTCACTGGATAAATCGTTCACATCAATGCCAGCTTTTGATAAAGAGCTGCGCATGCGTCGTAACTCTCGTTCATTCTCATTACTTGATGATGTAAGGTCTTTATTTTGCTTTTCTAGCTTACCCAGTTCGCGTCTATGACGTTCAAACTCCGAAGTGTCGCTTGCTTCTTTCTTGAGCTTTTTAAGTGCAGCGTTGTGTTTTTCAATCGACGTTAGGGTTCTGCTTTCCGCTTTGCTTAAGTCGTTGGCATCAACGCCTACTTGTTCGAGTGCTTTGCCTAGTTTACGCAATTGACGTTCGTAATCGCGAGAGCTGGTGGTAATGTCTCGATGTTCTTTTTCTAGCTTTTGCAATGCTTGAAGTTGAGGCTCAAGCATGTCTTCACTTTGCGTGCCTTTCTTGATCTCCTTTTTGAGCTCAGCAATAGCTGCCTTCTGCTTGTCGACGGCTACTTTGCTTTGTACTTGCTGCTTTTCCAAATCACCAAGCGCTTGCTTAGCTTTTTTGTAGGCAGCAATGTCACCAACGGTTTTATTGAGACTTTTGAGCTCCGCTCCTAACCGTTTAGATTCCTGAGCAGACTCTTTGCTTTGCTTATCCAGTTGACCAAGCGCAGCTTTGTGCTTTTCAACGGCGCTAGTATTTTGCTTTTGTTGCTTTTGCAACTCTTCGAGTGCTTTTTGAGATTTTTTGAATTTAGTGATGTCACCTGTCGTTTTTTGAAGTGAATCCACTTCTTTACTCAAACGCTTAGTTTCTTGCTCGATAGCTTTTGACTTGCCTGAGAACTCGTCCTGAATGCCAACAAGAAGCTCTAGAGCATAACCGTTACTTTGTTTTCTTGTTGACATTGTTGAATCTCTCAATCATGTAGGACATCTCATGCCAGTTCATACTCATTAGCTCTGAGACTGACACATTCATCTTGGAGTTTTTATTAGATAGCGATTCAAACGCCTGGTTGAACATCTCGCTACTCATTCGAGCCAGGCTTAAACCTTTCCCAGCATGTGCGACACGTTTGCGTAATCCTTAACGGCCAGCGAATCAACAATGCAGTCAACAGGTAGTTGAGTGCTTTCCGTTAATGCTGCTTCAGTAACTCGAACGAAATTGTTCTCTTGAGTAGTGTTCATCTCTAAAACACCAAATCGGCAAGTGTCCGCAATAAAGAAAGCGCGAACGGCATCGATGTAGACACTCTCAAATTCACCAATTGACCATTGCTCTGCATGAATGCGATCTCGAATCACAGCTTCACGCTCTCGAATCATGCAGTCATAAACCTTGTTGTTGTATTTGATAGGAGCCTTAAGTGGACAAACGTCGAACTCAACGATGCACTGACCAATGATGGAGTCTGTCATTTGAACTGCTTGCGATTGTTCCGCCATATCAGTACTTACTAATTCTGTTGTTGATGCTTCTTGAGTCATGTTTTAAACCTCTTTTAAAAGACGTTTAAAGCTTATCTGCAAACAGTCACAAGCAAGGCAGCTGCCACGCGCGCGTAATAAAGATAGATAATATTTGCCCATCAAATATTGGAGTGAATCATGCTGCCAAAAATCCTAAAAAATGACATTCGAATGGAAGCGCTCTATGAGTTGACCGTCGAAGAATTTAACTCATTGCGGACTGTGATAAAGCGATTGGACATCATGGATGTATACAACGTCGATGCATCATTTTTGCCTTGGTTAGCTTGGTGGTTTCGAGTCGATGCCTGGAATGATGGCTGGAGCGAAGAACGTCAAAGAGAATCGATAGCGAATGCTCTCATTTTACGTAAGTACAAAGGAACAATCTGGGCAGTAGAGCATGCGCTTGAATTATCTCTATTCGAAGCAACAGTTGTACCGTGGTACGAGATGCTCCCAGAGGGTGAGCGAGGCACATTCCGCATCGATGCCATGCCGAGTGATAGCCGCAGTCTAACTCAAAGTGACTACGCCACATTCATTACTCTCACTGAAAGCAACAAGCAAGGTTCGCAGCACTGGAAGGGCAACATCAAGCACGACCCTAGTTTGGGTTCTGCATATGCAGCCCCAGTCATTCGAACTCGCAAACGCTGGACTTCAAAAAGCATTGTGCCACTGTACGTCTCCGACATATCTATCGAACCATCCAGCGCAACCATTCGCGAGCATGAGGGAACGATGTTAGTGTTTACGACGGTGAGCATGAGCGATGGTACAACAACACAAGACGTGCGGTATGAATCAAGTGACCCGACTATCGCCACTGTTGACAGTGATGGCCTAGTCTCCTATGTCAGTGAGGGTTCTGTAATCATTTCAGCTATATCAACGTTTGATAATGTCAGTCGAGCTGATTGTAAAATCACAACTATCGCTATCACATTTGTTATGTCAATTGGAACTAGTACGTCAGGTGTTGGATTTAGTTCGTCTGTTCCATTCGGAGGGTTAGAACCCCGTGAGTGGCATGAGCTCGCCGATACGGATTCTCTGAAAATTCATGTTGATACATTAAAGCTAACACGAAACTCCGCCTCGGTCGGCTCTCTGCTGTACAACAAGAACTACGCTGTCGGTGCAGTATTTTCAACGATGTCGTATGGATATTGGGATTTAAAATGGAGCGGATATGACGCGGTTACATTTGAATTTATTGATAGCGACGGCAATGAACATACGAGTAAGCCAATTCCGTTTTCAGGCTCGGGTGCCAACTACAGGATTGACGAGTTTAACTACGACTTAAATACCTACGATTGGCTGTATGACCGACGAAATCAAGATGTATATATTTATGTAAAGGACGGAAGTAGCGATGTCTAACGATTACTTTTCTTATGTGACCAACCTTGGTATCAACAAAATCGAAGCGGCGTACAACGCTGGGAAAACCATCAATCTGATCGAAATGGCGATTGGTGATTCGAATGGTGCTTACGTAGAGCCCGACGCTAGTTTTACTTCACTTGTTAACGAATTTTCACGAGTAGCACTCAATGACGCATCGACAGATGGCCACTTGATTCATGTCATTTCATATATAAAACCCACAGCTGAGACAGCAGAGCAAACGCTGCGCGAATACGGCATTTATGATGATGAGGGGGATATGATTATTTATGGTGCGTATCCAGAGTCACTGATTCCAAGCCTCGACAGCGCAGAGTACCTTCAGCTAGAAGTTGAGAACATTACAGAGTTAGAGAACGCTGATGTTGTGAATGTGACAGTAAGCCCTATTGTTCCTTACGCAACAGAAACTGAAGCGGGCATCGCCAAAATCATCAAAGAGGAAGATGTTGAAGCTGGCACTGATGACTCAAAAATCTTAACCATCTTTAAAATGTTGAAGCGTACAGCATCAACGATTCGAGCTGGCGTTGTTCAACTGTCTAATAAAACGGACGGCACCAGTGAAACCCTAGCCGCAACAGAAAAAGCTGTTGGAGAAGCTAAGGCGGCTGCAGATGCAGTTCAGGATGCACTGGACGACTTCAAGGCTGAGGATAATCCGTTTCCGCAATATTTGCACAATGACGAACACGCCACACAAGCACAAGCAGAGGAAGGAACAAGCGCAGGCGTTTGGATGTCCCCACTACGAGCTCGACAGTCATTTACTGCATGGTTATCTCAACTAGTTAATGGCACAAGTCAAACAACAGGTGCCAGTGAGTATGCTCTTGGTCTTGTGAACACAAAAGCAGAAAATGCTCAAAACACAGCAGACGAGAAATGGACAGCTCAAGATGCCACCGACACACAAAAGGGCATCACGACGCTCTCTCACAAGACTAATGGCACAGACAAGACTAAAGCAGCTAGTGAGTATGCTCTTGGGCTGGTTGAGAACATCGCCCAAGAGGCTATGTTAAACGGCGGCGTTGAATATGTTTTGGTTAAATCAGGTTCGTGCGACATTCCGCTTAAAAACAGCGCGCAAGGCACATACGCTGGCACAATCTCAACGGGCCTCGCTGTAAGCAGTCGTCGCCATAGCACAAACCGTTTTAAAGTAGTTTTAAAGACTGACGGAGGCGTTGAATCATCAAGCCCATCATCATGCTCATGGGGTGGCTATGTAGTTTGCCGTGAGGTCACGTATTGGAGTAGCACGCCAACCTTGGAGCTGGATGTTTTCGCATATGGTTCAAGCATTGTCTCCGGCAATTTCTCTGGTTATGAAGTTTGGGAGCTAAAAAAATGACACATTATCAACCGCTATTGCCACCCAAGAAAATTTATTTTTATTCACCATCAAAGGAGGTCTTTATACTCACCACGAACTACGTACTATTGCCACCCGATTACATAACCATGAGCTGCGATGAAATGTTAACCAAAGAAGCAGAGCTAGCAGTCAACCAAAATGAAACTAGCTGA